TTAATGGAATTGAGGACATGCTCGTTGGTGTCTTTAATAAGTTCGCCAATGACAATACTTTACATATTAAAATTGGCAACGTGTCCACCCCATCCGTACTCAGCGCGGGAGCAGCAGAAATGCTGGTGTCAGAAATGACTATCTCGCTAATAACCAGTTGGAGCTAACCATGAGCGACCTTTCTCCAGAAGACCTCGCCTTTCTTATTAAGGTCGGTCAAATCGTAGAAACCCCTAAATCAACACCCAAGAAAGACGAGGAATAAAAAATGCCAGGAGTATTTCTAAACAATCAAGTCGGGGTTAAAATCAACACAGTTGATCTCTCTGACCACGTTAAAAGCATCACCCTTAACCGCCAATTTGACGAGCTAGAAGTAACCGCCATGGGCGATTTCTCTCACCGCTTTGTCAAGGGCCTTGAGTCATCAACCCTTACACTCTCATTCCTTAACGACACAGCAGCAGCTTCAGTCCTCGCTACCCTTCAGGCGGCATGGGGAACTTCAGTTGCGTTTAGCCTACTTCAAACAAAGGGAACTGCTGTATCCGCTACAAACCCTCTTTATACAGGTACAATTCTTGTTAACAAGACAACAGATCTTAATGGTGCAACTGGTGATATCTCTACTCAAGACATCACATTCACGATTAACTCTGTAGTCACCGTAGCAACAACAGGTAGTTTCTAAGGAGTAAAAAATGGCTTCACTAAAGATTACGAGGGCTACTGGAGAAGAATCGGTTTTCCCGATTACTCCAGTAATCGAGTGGGCGTTTGAGTTATATGCCAAGAAAGGCTTTGCTAAAGCCTTGATGGAAGACCAAAAGCAGTCAGATATCTACTGGCTCGCTTGGGAGTGCATCCGTCGTTCTGGCGAAACTGTGAAAACGTTTGGGGCAGATTTTCTAGAAACACTCAAGTCAGTTGAGGTTATAGACGACGCCCCAAACGCATAGAGCGAGACTCCGTAACTTATCTAATATCTGCATTAGCGATAAGAACGGGAATCTCGCCTAGAGAATTACTAGATATGGATCCAATCTTTCTGAAAGGAATGATTACGGTCCTCAACGACCAAGAGAAGGAAATCAAAAATGCCCGCAACAGAGGTCGGTGATATAGCAGAACTCCGTCAAGCGTTGGCAAGATTTGAACCTACTCTTTATAAAGCTATGAATAAAGAAATACGTGTAGCTCTCAGAGTTGTTCAAAAATCGGCTCGGGCTTTAGTACCCGCTGAACTTGGTTCAGGATTAGTTAAATTTCAAGGCGACGATTCAAAAACAAAATCAAGAACAACTCGTACTCGTGCTTTTCCTAAATACGATGCTGAAAAAGCAAAAAAAGGAATTGTTGTAAGCATTGGTAAATCAAAACGCAATAACAATGGTTTTGTTAGTTATTACTCAATTATTAACCGTTCGGCTGCTGGTCAAATTATAGAAACCGCAGGACGCAAAAACCCTTCAGGATCTAGTGAATCACAAAGTAATAACCCAAATGCAGGCAATCACTTTATCAACGTCTTAAATCATAATGTTGGCTCGTTAGGCAAATATGGCAAAGGTCGTAAAAATTCTGGACGTATTATTTACCGTGCAGCTGAAGAAGACCAAGGCAAGACTCGTGACGCAATTATGAGAATTCTTGCTAAAGCACGAGAAGAATTAGTTCTAGGACATTAAGGCGAAATAATGGCTAACACTCAAGAGAATGTCCGGATTAACTTTGTTACCGCATATGACGGTAAAGGTCTTAACAATGCCAAAGCGCAATTAAGCGGTTTTGATAAATTAGCCGCTAAAGCAGGCAAAGCCCTTGTGGGTCTGTTTGCCGTACAAAAGGTAGAGCAATTTGCCAAAGCCAGCCTTAAAGCTTTTACAGACGACCAAGCATCTGTCTTAGCCCTCACTAAAACATTAACTAACCTAGGGCTTGGGTTTGAAAGTACTCGCGTAGCCGATTTTATTCAGAAACTGGAAAAAACTACTGGCGTTCTTGACGAACAATTACGTCCAGCTTTTGCCAATATTGTTCGAGCGACCGGTGATGTTGCTAAATCACAAGAATTACTTAATCTTGCTTTAGATATTTCAGCGGGAACTGGCCGAGATTTATCTTCAGTTTCTTTGGCATTATCAAAGGGCTACCTAGGACAAACGACTGCCCTAGGACGATTGGGTACTGGCTTATCTAAAGCTGAATTAGCCAGCGGTAACTTTGCTACTATCCAAGCCAAGTTGACCAAACTGTTTGCTGGTCAAGCGGCTACCGCAGCCGATTCCTATAAAGGAAAAATTGCCAAGTTAAACGTCGCTTTTGACAATATGAAAGAAACCGTTGGCAAGGGAATGATTGATGCCCTAACCACTTTAAGCAATACCGGCGGTTCTTTAGATCTTGCGACTACAGGCATGAAGAACTTTGGCGATGAAATTGCTTATGTACTCACAGAACTTTCTAAGTTAATTGTCAAAATTGAGAAATTGCCTGGTGTTGGTCAGACACTTAAAGATTTCTTATCCAAGCCAATCACCCTTATTCCCATCCTTGGCGATTACATCCAATTAGGCCTTGAGAATAAGCAAAGAAAAGACGCTGCTGCTGCGGCGGATAATCAACGTGAAATAACTAAATTTATTAAACTTAATCAGCCGATGATTGACAAGCAACGCGCAGCGGCTGCCGCTAAAGCCAAAGCCGATGCTGCTGCTTTATTAAAAGCTGAAAAAGATAAATTGGCCTTGGAAAAGGCTTCAGCTGCTCTCAAGTTAGCCGGCAAAGTAACGGCCATGGATCAGATTCAGCTTTATGCCGCTATCGCCCAAGCTCAAGGTCAAGACCTAGACCGACTCCGTTTGCAACAAGCATTATTAGATGGCAACGCTGCCGCAGCTACTGCGTTGGCGGATAAGGTTCTTAAAGCCAATGGTCTTGTCATGGATTTACAAGGCCATATAACAGCAGACCCATTTGGTGCGTGGACTACTTCTCTTGACAATATGTTGGATGCAGCCATTAAAGCAGCCGCTGAACTTGCAAAAATCCAATCGGCCATAAAGGGCACGATGCTTGATACTTCTGCTGGTGGTTCTGCTGCTTCTATGCCGGCATTTACGCCTCTATCCCAGCAAACTATCAACTCAATTGCTGCCGGTGGGGACGTCGGATTTGCTTTGGCAGCGGCTAATTTCCAAAATCAAACTCAGGAAATCAAAGTAACAGTTGATCCAAGTGCCATGGCTTATGGAATTTCTTTGGCTAACCAGAATCAATCCAGTAACGGAACTCAAACTACTCTTAACCGTAATAACCCGGGCTACTTCATCCCACAGAGTTAACCATGGCATATCCATTCTCCGTAATTGTCACCTTTGACTTCTCCGATGGCCCTGTTTTTGGCTATCCGTTTACCATTGGCGACCCTAAGAATGGCGTCCTTGGCGTTGACGTCCTTGCTGACCAAGCATCACAAATTGTTGATATCTCTAACCAAGTATCCAATATCCAAATCAAGGGCGGCTACAACCTGCTCCAAGACCAGTTTGAGGCAGGCACGGCTAATATCCGTATCCTTGATCCAAACGGTAACTGGAACCCTCAAAACACCTCATCGCCTTATTACGGCAGACTGCTTCCACTTCGCAAGATTCGCGTAGCTGCTCCTTATGGAGGCGTCACCCATTACCTATTCTCCGGCTATGTAACTGCCTATAATTACACCTATCCAAAAGACCAAAACATTGGTTATGTGGACATCGTGGCAGTTGACGGCTTCCGTCTCTTTAACCTAGCCAACGTCACCAGCATTACCGGAGCAACGGCAGGGCAGGATTCTGGAACTCGGGTCAACAAGATACTTGACCAAATCCAATGGCCAAACGGTATGAGAGAGGTTGCAACTGGCGGTACGGAAACTACCCTACAAGCCGACCCCGAAACCTCTAGAACAGCCTTACAAGCCCTTAAAATGGCAGAATTTAGCGAGCAGGGTGCGTTCTATATGGATGGGGAAGGCGATGCCGTCTTTAAGTCCCGTGCTTATCTCAATGGCAAGTCTGGTCAAAACCCTACAACCTTTGCTAATGACGGCAGCGGAATTCCTTACAAAAACATCGTCTTTGCTTTTGATGACAAGCTAATTATTAACCAAGCCAATATCACCAATGTTGGCGGATCCATGCAATCGGTTAGCAACACCAACTCCATTACTACTTATTTTCCTCACTCTTTTAGCACCACTCAAGTCCTTACCCAGACTGACGCCGATGCCCTAAACATTGCCCGCAACTATGTGGCAACTCGAGCCTTTACCACTATCCGTATCGACGCGATGGTTCTTGACCTTTCGGTGCTTGACTCGACGGGAATCCAAGCAGCTCTGAGCCTTGATTATTTTGATACCGCCAAGATAACCAACGTGGGACAGACCACCACCACCGGTGGAGAATCGACCATTACCAAGACTTTACAAATTGTGGGTATGGCTTATGACATTACCCCAAATACTTTCTATACCACCTATACAACATCAGAGCCCATCGTGGGTTCTTTTATCATCGGCTCGGACATATACGGTATTATTGGCGATACTAATAGTGTTCTGGCTTACTAAGGAGCAACAATGGCAACAGGATTTCCAGCAGCTACGGGAGACGTCGTATCCGCAAATATGTGGAACGGGTTAGTGACTTATAACGTTGTGGCAGATAAAACTGCTGATTACACAATAACTTTGACTGATTCTTATCAAGTCCTTGTTCCCATGAATTCTGCATCTGCTATTGCATTGAAAATTCCTACAAATGCTACAGCGGCCATACCTGTCGGATCCGTTATTACTGTATTAAATAAAGGAGCAGGAACATGCACGATTTCGGCCGTGACGTCGGGAACGACGACAGTCCTCTCTGCCGGTGCTACGGCTGCGAGTCCAACTCTAGGTCAATACAAATCGGCTGCACTTATCAAAACAGCTACTGATGCTTGGTATGTTGTAGGCAGCATCCTCTAATGATTGGAAATATCGTTGCAGGCTTATTAGCTCCTAAAGTCGCGGAAGTAATATCCGTTAATTATCTCGTTGTCGCAGGCGGTGGCGGCGGCGGAGGTTTTGGCTGTGGTGCTGGAGGTGCTGGTGGTATGCGCTGCACAGTTACGGCGACTGGCGGTAGTGGTTCACTAGAAACTGCTTTATCTTTGGGAGTTAACACAAACTATACCGTTACTGTTGGTGCTGGCGGAAGTACAACTCCTACTAATGGATCAGATTCAGTATTTGCTACCATAACAAGTCTTGGCGGCGGTTACGGTGGCGCTTACAACATAGCGGCGGCATCGGGCGGTAGCGGCGGAGGCGGCGGTAGTTTTACTACTGGTTTATCTGGTGGTTCTGGAAATGCTAATCAGGGTTACAACGGCGGCAGCGGTAACACCGATAATACTTCGTGGCGTTCAGGCGGTGGCGGCGGTGGCGCTTCCGCAGTAGGAGCAAGCACTACGTCCAATAAAAACGGCGGTAACGGTGGAGCAGGAAGAGCAACATCTATTAGTGGTTCATCAGTAACCTACGCTGGCGGAGGCGGCGGAGGCGCGGCTGACAACGGTGGTACTGGTACAAGAGGAACTGGCGGTGCAGGCGGTGGCGGCGATGGATATGCTTACAACTTTACAACTCCTTCCGCAGGCACAACCAATACTGGCGGCGGCGGAGGCGGCGGAGGTTATACCTTTGGTGCAGCTGGTGGTTCTGGAATTGTTATTTTGAAATATCCTGACGCAAAAACAATAACTATTGGCGCTGGTCTAACAGGATCAACTGCTGCTCCATCTGGAGGTTTTAAGGTGACAACTATTACTGCTGGCACAGGAAATGTGAGTTGGGTATAATGGCTCATTACGCGTTTCTAGATGAAAATAACATAGTTACTGAAGTAATAGTAGGTATTGACGAAACTGAAACTATTGAAGGTTTAACTCCAGAACAATGGTATTCAAATTTTCGTCAGCAACCATGTTTGAGAACTTCTTTCAATAGTCGCATACGAGGCAATTATGCGGGAATAGGTTCTTTATACATGCCAGAGCATAATTTATTTATGCCTCCAAAATGCCATACAGAAGCAACCCTTAACGTGGAGCTTGCTAAATGGGAGTGCACAGATAAGGATCATGATGTCAACCCTTTTAATTGATGCGGTTCTTGCGCAAGCCCAAGGCAACATTGGCTACCAAGAAGGCGCGGGAAATGACAACAAATTTGCAGCGACAGCCAAGCATCCGAATCACCAACCATGGTGCGCTACCTTCATCGTGGCTTGTTTCGCTAAGGCTGGCGCTTTGGCGGCTATCAAAAGTACCTCCAGTTGCATTGACTTACTCAAGTGGGGCAAGACTAAAAAAGCCGTTGTAGAACTCAAGGATGCAAAGCGAGGCGACTTGATTCTCATGGACTTTACCGGATCTAAAATTCCTCAGCATGTAGGAATAGCCAGTAAAGATTTTAACCCACAGTTAAAAAACATCGAAACCATCGAAGGCAATACCAGCGATTCTGGTAGTCAAGCCAATGGGGACGGGGTGTACCGAAAGGTGCGTCCAGCTCAATTTGTTATTGCCGTCATCAGACCCCAATGGAGTAACTAATGGCATCATCAGCCCAAGCAACCGTCACCACAACTGCAGCCGTCGTCGTGCCTGCAAGTCCTTTTGACCAAACCGTTCTTTTGCATAGCGGGTCCGGAATTGTTTACGTTGGCGATGCCAGCGTGACTTCATCCAACGGATACCGTTTAGACAACGGAGACAAAATTGTTCTTCCCGTGGGAGACCATGAAGCTCTCTACGCCGTGACTTCATCCGGCACAGCAGTACTTTATATTTACATCAACGTTAACTAGGAGAACCATGAAAACCACTTTATTTGCTTTGGCTGGTCTTTGCTGCATCCCTGCACTTCGGGCTGCCATCAAGTCTTACCGCGCTCACAAATCTGCTGGAGACATTGTCGTTGATGCAGTAGAAGCTGCTATTGACGAAGTAGATCATAAAAAGTGAGTTGGGTTAATGCTGCTTCTATCGCAGTAGGAATCGCTACTGTCTTAGGTGGCATTACCGCCATGATTCAGTTTCTTATTAAACACTATTTATCTGAACTCAAGCCAAACGGCGGAAGTTCAGTTAAAGACCAATTAAATCGACTTGAGACACGGGTTGACAGAATCTTCGAGTTATTATCTGAGAGG